TAATTGGTGACAGGTTTAATCTTGCTCGTGCTTCATTAGTGGTCAGAACACCGCCTTGCAGCCCCTTAACTGCTAGTTCTTGCATCGTTGCTGGGTCTGCACTGAACAGCTTGTCAGTGTTGAAGCTGAATCGATTATCGCCAGTCGAAAGTTTAGCATCCATCTCACTTGTGAAGCAGGTAAAATACTGAATCAGTGTGTTTTGCAGATAAACCAAATTCGACTGTACGGCATTAGAGTGCTCGCTTTCGATACCCAGCCGATCCAATGGTAACCCGAACGCTTTAGCAATCTGTTTAGTTGTCCAATCGCTAGAATTGACTAGATTAAGCACGTCAGTATTAACTTCGAGTTGCTTATAGTCCATATCATTGTCGAGAATGATTGTCTTGAGGGCATTATCACCATTGTTGGCAGCTTCAAATTTATGACGGATGTTTTCTTTGGCCTTGGTGTCTAGCTGGGTCTTGTTGACTTTAAGAATGCCTGTCCCTTGGACACCGGAGTTAAAGAAACCTTTCAGCAACGCATGCCCAGACTTTTGTACCCCAACCTCATCACGGAGGCTATAAAGTGGTGATAGTCCTTTGTAACCGTCTTGTGTGAAGCACTTGAAGTGTAAGACCTCACTGGCATTTAAACGCTGTGAACGACCGCTGTCAGGCGTGTATTCGTAACTGATAATGCCGGTCGTATCATCTTGTTTAACCACCATTTGACTGTTGGGGACTAACTCGAAGCCAGTGACTTGTCCGCTAGGATTTTTAGTAACCCGTGCAAAGCTGTTACCATTCAGCAGCATGTTAGCAGCTAGGGCAAACTTGAACCCCCACGCGGTCATGTGGTCATTGGGTGCTTTGTTAAGGAGCACGCTGATGCGCTTGTCACTATATTCAATCGGATTAGTTGCAAGATCACTGGCAATCACGCGCACCGCTGTAAACACATCCGAATTACGTAAAGCACCAATCCCCACATATAAGCCGCTGTCATTGCTGGTCATGCTGACAAGCGCATCTAAGAACGGGTCGCTGTTGTCATCGCGTGGTTGTGTTGTGTCATTCGTGAAAAAGCTCATTGTTTCACCTCCCTTTGTTGAAGTTGATGATGACTGCGACGGAGATCAAGGCCGTGCCGACTGCTAACATACCAACGCCAAACCCGAACAGCCACCAGATCCCGACAACCATACAGATCAGCCCCAGCAGTAATAGCACGGTCTGCACATTAAAAACTAAAGTCATCGCTCGAATAAAAACCATTATCTGCTACCTCGCTTTCCTTGCTTTGATCCATTGCAATTGTGTAAGCATTCATCAGTGCGGCTATGGGATCAATCTTTGTAGCGTTGTGAGCCTTATCTATCATTGGGTTGGAATTGGAATCGTATTTCAGAATAGCGTTGTTCACCGCATAGGCCAGTAACTGATTATCAGGGTGCTTTAACTTGCCATTGAAGAGATCGTCACGGAAACGTGTTGTAGGGGTCGACAATGTTCTAACACCTTGCCTCACCTCAAACAGTGGTAAATTACGTTTTTCAAATTCAGGTATCAGGTATCCCATGGCGAAGGGATCGTAACAGATGGCACGCACGTTCCAGCGGTTCCGCTCGATCATGTCGAGAATGAAGCGGAGCACGTCGTCATAGTCGATCATGCCGCTGTCGAGTTTGGTGATACTGCACTCGCCGCGCTGTTCTCCAGCGATGTAATCGAACCCGTCACGCTTGATCTTTTCTTCCAGTTCGTACTTCGTTCCTACGAATGAATGGCTGTCAGCATACAGGTAGCCATCTTCTGGAACCAGCCACGAAATGCTAGTCAGGTCGCTAGACTTAGAGAGATCCAGCCCGATATACACGTCCTTGTCTCTGGTCTCTGGTGGCTCGATAGTGGCTTTCTCCCAGTCGTCCAGACTGATGTAACTGTCTGCTCTGGCTGATTGCCACATGTTGAAGTTCTTGACGAGAATTGGCCGCAGGGTTCCTTGCTTGGCTGCTAGATCAACATCAGCTTGCAAGCTAGGCCGCATTGTCCTTGCTCTTTCAGCATTAGCCAGTAGTGGATTGGACTTCTCCCAAGTCTCTGGCGCAAAGGCTTCGTCTTTGCTATCCTGCTCAAAAATGGCAATAAAATACCGATCAGCTTGTTCGCGACCGGTTAGGACTTTGGAAACGAATTTGTATTCCTTATACATAGGACCATTCAGGTCTGGTCCCGTGGTTGAGATGACGGCTAGTAAACTGTTATCACTGTTGATCTGGCCAGATTTGAGTGTTCGTAGAATCTCATCGGTACGAGCTAAGGCGAACTCATCAATAATAGCCAAGTCACTTTGATAGCCATCTAGGCTGTGCAGATCAGACGCAAGCGGCACGGCTCGGCTGTTGCTCGGCAAGTCAATGATCTCATTGCGGTTAATCCTCAAACGTTCTCGCACAGAGGTAGAAACTTTCCAAACTTGACGTAAGCCGCTAGACAACATATCGAATGCTAAGTGTGCTTGAGCGTTGCTGTTGGCTGTATAGACGATCTCTCGGTTCATGGCTGGCTTGTTCTCCCTGAGGAGATACAACGCACCTAGATCAGCCATCAGGAAGCTCTTACCATTCTTGCGTGCCATGCTGATGTAGGCTCGATCATACCGGCGGTTGCCAGTTTCCTTATCACGCCAGCCGAACAGCTCTGAAATCAACCACTTCTGAAACAGCTCTAACTTGAGTGGTGACCCATCACGTGCCGGCATAAGTTCGATGAATTCAATGGCTTTGTTGGCAAAGTCCTCATCGAAGTAATACGGCCATGGGTTCTTCTTGCGCTTGCTGGCTTTCAGGTCCCGCCGATAACGTCTTGCTGCTTGCTTAATCTTTTTACAAGCAACAATCTCACCACTTAGCACCTTGTCGGTGTATTCAGTCGCATAGTTCACGATGACATCAGCTCCGCGAACGGATCGTCAGGCTTCTTCTTAGTCTCATTCTTCACTGCCAACTTTGCCCGGCTGTAGACTGACAAGCCAAGCAAGTCATCAATACGGATCATCTGATTAGTGGCATCAAGTTTCATTTTGACTGCTGGGTTAGCTTTCACACTATCGGTGGTTTCAACCATCATGCCTTGTTCTTTAACCAGCTCGGCAGCTTTCTGAATGTCAGAATAGGCTTGGCAATGACTGGCAATCAGGGCAGCATCCAGTTCACTCACTGGAATGTCTTTTTTGAGCAATGGTACAATACGCTGCCATTCTGTCACTGCATATTCATCAAGCCATGTAGGGGGCTGATCAACTAATTCTTTATAGGTGAATAGTGATTCTTCCATGTCACGCCGGTCTGCCAGCTTCTTTTTACTCATTGCACCGCGCATTTGCGTAATAGATTTCAGTGGTGCTCCCATCTCGATCACGTCCTTTCTTTATAATTACAATTAGACTTATCTAACTTAATTATAACACATAGTACCAAATACCCATGATATATTACGGTTATCACGGATTTTCAACAACGAAACTCCTATGCTTGGTTCACAAGACTAGATGACATAGCCCCCGTATTTATGTGGGGGTAGCGTGCCGCGTCTTCTACTTTCGTTTTGGTTCCGTGGCAAGCATTACACAGACTTTGTAAGTTGCTCTCGTCCAGTCTGCGGTTCCAGTCCACACGTATCGGCACAATATGATCTACCACGTCAGCTTGTACATATAACCCCTTTGCTTGGCATCGCTCGCACAGTGGATGTGCTAGACGATACGAGTAAGACAGCTTACGCCACACCTTGGACTTGTAGAACTTGAAGTAACGACCACCAATTGCTTTGCGATATGCGTAGCGTTCGTTGTCGGACGCTCGTGGTTCTGGATGGTGCTTATCACAGTACCGTTGATTGAACGGCACCATGGTGTTGCACCCAGCATGGTTACACAGCTTCATAATCATGACAACACGCCTGCCGTTTCTGTTTCATGCTTATCGTCGCGATAGTAAAGCTGAACGGTTATCATATTATCTGGTGCAGAGAATACCCGAATGAATCCGACTTGCCACCTGTGTAACATCATGAACTTGTCGATGACACCGTTTAGTTCTCCTTGATACGCAGTATATTCAAATAGTTTCATCGTTCTAAGCTCCTTTGGTTGTCTTCTTGAGTGTCACAACATCGAATGCATTGGGATCATCATCATAGGCGATGGACTGAATCGCGAACAAGGTGCCATTAAGTTTTACCTGTGTGCTGTCATCTATCGCGTCAGTGTGGCGTACTACGATCGATATAGTGTCCGCTAGGTCTGTGCCCGTGATCTGGTAGGTCTGTGTCACAGTGCGGTTATATGATCCATAGAACAGGGTACCAGTCGTCTCAAACGTAGAGATGTTAATACCTGCACCAGTCCTGCGACTAACTGTCTTACCGATTTCAGCCACCTTGTTCAGACGGGCAATTGAATAGTTCTTCATGCTATTCCTCCTGTAAAAATATTTGGTAAAATCGCAAAATTTTCGGTACTTCGGTGACAAGCACTTATAAACGCCTATATATCAACGCTCTACTGTCACCGAACTTCAAATATTTTCGGTGACGTGTCACCGAAGTTTTGGTGACACAGGATTGATAGTAACTGTCACCGAACTTGTTTTTCTGTATTCGTTGAGCGCGTAAGGATTGAACGATTGTCACCGAAGTTCGGTGACGCCCGTCACCAAAAATATTCGCGCTAATCCCTTGAGCGAGTAAGGTTGTCACCAAAGTGCAGAAAATATCGGCATTCATTTTGTTTTCAGTTGAATCTTGGATTTATCAGTGATCCCGTTAGACGCAAACCGATGTATCGCCGTGTACTACCGGTGTCATTGTCAAACCCTCTGCGGCTGCTTACCTTTTTCACTCCGTAGGCATCGAGCTTCTTGGTTATGGCTTGTGTCGTCGTTCTGTCCATATAGTTGTTGTCTTGGCAAAAGCGCTTGTATTCGGCAGTAACCACTGTAGAGGCCTCGCCACGATCATCTTCTAGGTTGATCTCGGCATACTGGTCTAGGAACTCTTTGAAATGGTCGTTTGCATCCAGCCACTCTTGGCTTGCGTTTACTACCGAATCAGGTTTTGTTAGGCCACCGCTTTTAAGCGCCTTGGCAAACATATGCATGCATTTCATAGCGAAGCGTGGTGTTTCTTCGTCCATTTTGGTGTCGTCGAACTGATTCCACCAGTGTGTGTGTCGGGTGTCACCATTAATCATTTTGATCACGGTCACCCGATCAGCAAAGCCACTGCTATGGTCACTGAATGCGGGCATTTCATTGGCACTGAACAGTAGCTTGGCATAATTCATAAACTTAAAGTTCTGAATGCCTTTAAACTCTGCTGCTATATAATCACCACCAGTTAGCGACTTAATCACGGCTGTACTCTTGAGGTAATCTGCCCCAACGTCTGCCACGATATTTGCTTCCTTGCCGTATAGGTTGGCTGTTTCAAAACGACGGTCACCATTGGCAAGGTCTGCTGGTTTTGATGCTGACACATTGTCACGCCCGATGAGGTTAGTAATTCTGCGAATAAGTGTGCTTTTGCCTTCACCACCGGTACCATACAACCATAGGAATGCTTGGAATGGACGGTAAGACCGATAGAACATATAACCGATGAATTCCTCAAATGTGATCGCGGCATCGCCCATCATAGCTGCAAGCAGTCGTTCAGTCTCTGGGCAATCGTCCCTATCTGGATCGACCGCGTACTCATGAGCGTTCAGCATGTAATTGTCAGCGCTACTTTCCTGCATCTTGTTGGTCAGTATGCTGTATGTGCCGTTAGCGAATGCAACTAGTTCTGGATGTGGGTTCTCATCAAATGGTGATCGCTTGCCGTATTCCTCGTTATAGCTGATACGTTGCAAGAATCGTCTGGCGCCTGTAATATCACTTTCACGATACAGCCCCCATTTGAGCATCTCTTTGGTGGTTCGGCTCTCGGTGGTCTTAGTGAACTCACCCTTGCCAAATGTTCGCCATGTCCCTTTGCTTGGCTCATAAATGGCGCCTTCACTCAACCCGGGGAAACTTTCTACTCGTGTTTTATCCATGAAGTGATATCCATAGGCTAAGAAGTCCACCTTGATGTGGCGATGAATGGTCACACTTTTAGGATCGTTTTCGTCTTTCTGTTCTGACTGAAACCAAACTCTTAACCAGTTCGGTAACTTAGCAGCAAGCTGTTTGTTATATGCCCGAATACCTTTCTCGGTCTTATCTTGAGGCTCTGGATACTTGTTCACGTCAAATGGTTCTAATGTGCTTTTAGAGATCACCTTGAGCTGGGTAAACTCTGGCGACTTGTTTAGTTCTTCCTTTAAGCTGTCCGTATGCTTCACCGCCTAACTTCGACGCGCGATTTCGCGCTTGCTGATTGAATTGATGATCTTAACTAGCTCGCCATTAGGCAAGGGAGGGCGAACATAGCGCTGGTTGATAGTTTGAATTAGATCCGCGCAGCTATCGGGATCAGCACCCGACCGAAAGACTGAACCGGCAATGCTGGCCAACCACTGATTTCGGTTTCCTTCGTCTGAACCATCTACCAGACGATTAATAAAATGTCCAAACCAAGAGTCTGGGTTACCATGGTAATTACTCATGATCGGGTGGCTGACACGTTGAATCTCAGTAAGTAACCACTGAGGTGCTGGTGCCAGCTTGGTGATCTTGTGCCCTTTAAGTGGTTGATACATGCCGTTCTCGCGAATGCTAGGAAAAACCGGAACACCAGTCGCAATATAGTCAAGGCCGGTTTTCTCGCCATTCTTAGAGAACAAATCCGATCGACTGGTTAGCTTCAATTCCTTGGGATAGGTGTAAGTAAAATA